CTTGATAAGGTGGAGGAGATTAAAAAGTTAAACGAGCATCAGCTTAAAAATCCTAATTGTATAATATGTAAATTTATTATACAAAAAACTACTTTACAAACTCTAGAGCCGATAAAATGAGTCTTGACTGCATGTTAGTTGAATTAGATAATGTACCAACTAAAGAGAGGCTACTTGAACCTCTCTACAACTGTGCCGTTGCTGCGATCCTCGTCCCTATGCCATCCAAAGCTGCTCTTACAATGTTCCTTAATAATCATAAAGTTGACTTTCCTACTGTTCGTTATACCGACGAAGGTCCAGGTAGTTATCAACGTCACGAACGCCTCCTTACAATGAATGAAATATATAAATTACGTTCAATGTATGTTAAAGAGTCACCTGTTGGAAAAAGTGAATTTAATAAAGCATGGGATATACGACGATCAAGATATGGGACAAGTGGACGCGGTGGTGATACGACTAAAGAACGTGCAGAACATATAAAATCTAATAATGCTACATTAAAGAATGATCTCGTAGGTCTTCTCACATCATGAGTTCTCATTCTAACGGTTTGATGTATAATACACGTCCTCTCAACATAGATGCTGCCTCCATACGACGAGAGATGCTTGAACGTCTCGTCGTGCCTGCTGATTTAGTTACTGAGGCATTCAGAGTCACACGTGCAAAGCTGACTGCAAAAGAAATTAAGTTTTTCGCTCACAAAGGTGAAATCGTAGATCAACGTGAAGTCGAAGATCACGACTCTCAACTACGTGCAGCCGATCAAATTTATAATATAGCTGGTTTGTATACGAGAGAACGTGAGTCTGTACAGCCTAACAATACTGTAGCCATAGAAGTTGATCCCTCGACGGGTGTTATGCGTTTGGTGATAGGTTCCTCCTTCCCTATCGCATCGCATAACCAAGACGAGGGATCAACATTACAGTTAGAATTACCTCCTGCGTCTCGCAGCCCTGTCGTTGTCGAATCAAAAAATACTGAATCTCTTCGTTCCAGTCTTAAAAGAATTATCTTAGATGAAGAAGTAGAATAGATGCTTACACAGACTTCATCCTTAGGCACACGCACGCATTTTAGACGACGTAGTTACCAAATGCGTACATGGAAAGCCATGCAGGCAGGTTGTAAACATTTTTTAGAGATTCTTCCTCGTCGTTCAGGGAAGGATAGAAATTGGATTTCCATAACTCTTGAAGAAGCTCTGAAACGCCGAGGCGTCTATTTTCATATTTATCCTTCTCTAAACCAAGGTCGTCGAGACATGTGGGACAACATCGTAGAAGAAACTATCGATGGTGTGAAGTATGCTATTAAAATGATAGATATGTTTCCGCCTGAATGCGTAGCTAGTAAAAATGAAACAGAAATGCAGATTACACTCATCAATGGTTCAATATGGCAAGTTATGGGTGCTGATTCTAAAGAAGCTATAGATAGATTAAGAGGACCGAATCCTGTGGGTGTTGTTTATAGTGAGTATGCACATATGTTGAAGGAGGCGTCGGAAGTCCTCGATCCTGTCCTTGCTCAAAATGGAGGATGGGATGCTTACGTCTATACTCCAAATGGTGAGAATCATGGTAAGACGTTATACGATAATGTAAAGAATGATCCTCACTGGTTTGTACAGAAATTAACTGTCGATGATACACGATGCGATGCACAAGGTGAAGATGGATCACCGACTGTACCTTATGAAGCGATAGAGGCTTTGAGACGTAAGGGTGTCCGTGAAGAGTTTATTCAGCAAGAATTTTATACCTCCTTTACGGGTTACATGAAAGGTACTATCTATGGTGATCTAATGTCGATCGCCGATGAAGAAAAACGTATCCGACATATTCCATATACTGTATCCTCGCCAGTCGGTACATGCTGGGACATTGGCGTAAGTGATGCGACAGCCATCTGGTTCTATCAAAGAATAAATCAAGAAATTCTTTTTATAGATTATCACGAGGATACACAAAAAGGTGCTCAACACTACGCACGTCTTTTACGTGAGCATAAACCATACATCTATGGACGCATGGTGCTCCCGCATGACGCTAGATTCTCCGGTGGTGACTTCTTTTCAACCGTAGGTTTTCGTAACATCAATTTTGCTCCTATAACTAAGAAACAGGTTGGTATTGATAAAGTAAGAGAGATGTTTTCTCGCTTTGCATTCGACGAGGAAAAATGTGCTATAGGTATTTCACACATTCGTAAATATTCTAGAGTATGGAATGATATTCTTAACGAATTTTCTCAAGAGCCTCGGCATGATGAACATTCACATGGTGCCGACGCCTTACGTTACGGGTGTGTAGGAAGCTTCGATCCTCTAGAATTCGTTGAAGGAATGAATACTCCTTTAAAGATAGAACATGAATTCGATCCTAGGATAGCACTTGGAGGAATGCGTGGGTAGCTCAGCCATTCGTCAACCGACACCTCCTCCTGCACCACCAAAAGTTGAAGATACAGCTATTCAACAAGCTTTAGCTGAATATATGGCTCGTCGTAAGAAAAGTCAAGGTTATCGTTCCACAATTCTAAGTAGTAATATGATGAGTAGTGATAATCAACAACTTCAAACGACTTTAGGTTCATGATCGACGGTCCTCTTACGGTCAAACGATATCAAAAACTTAAAAGTGATCGTTCTAATTTTGATTCTCGTTGGGAATCAATGGCTCCTTTTATTTGTCCTTCTCGTGTTGGGATTACTGGTGCTTATGCACAAGGAGACAAACAAACACGAGGAGTCTTTGATTCTACAACAATGATGGCTACTGAAATGATGGCGATGTTTGCCGCAGGTCACATTATCAATCCATCTCAACAATGGATTGGTTGGGCGATGGATCATCCTTCCGTAATTGATAATGACGCGACGAAAGAATGGCTTGAGGAATGCCGTGACAGGTATATTAAAAGATTATCAAATTCTCAATTTTACAGCGAAGCTCCCGAGGCTCTTATAGATTGGGGAGGTTTTGGTACTGGTTGGCTTATCCAAGAAGAAGCACCACAGGCTTCAAATATTACTAAGAGCGGTTTTAGAGGTTTCTATTTTCACGCAGAAAAAATAGGTCGTTACGTTATAAGTGAAGGCGTTGATGGTCTTGTTGATACGACAATGCGTGAGTTTGGATTAACGGCGCGCCTCGCTGCCGAACGCTGGAAGTCTGAAGACTTACCTGAAAACATCCAAAATGCTATTAAAGAAGGTCAACTCGATAAGCCTTATAAATTTATACATGCGATCCTTCCACGAGATAAAGCACAACAAGGTTATGGAAATTTAGGAATGCCTTGGGCTTCGTGTTGGATCGAATTAGAGTCTAAAAAAGTTGTTCACGAAAGTGGTTACAGAGTATTTCCTGTCGCTGTTCCTAGGTACCAAAGAACACCTGGTGAAGTATACGGACGAGGACGAGGTGATCTTGCCTTTCCTGATACTTGGACTCTCAACACCGCGAAGCGAATGGGTCTCGAAGATTGGGCTCTTAAAATTAAACCTCCCGTCTTAGGTAAATCTAATTCGATAATTGGTACCCTACGTCTTGTACCTGCCGGTTATACACCAGTAAATACAGGTGGAGGGCGTATTCAAGATTCATTAATGCCTTACGAAACAGGTTCCCATCCAGAAGTGTCTCATATCAAAGAAGAGGAGCTTCGTAAGTCTATACGTGAAATTTTTTATGTTGACGTAATAAGAGAATTCATGCAGGTTCATAAAAGTGAAGAGACGGCTTTCGAGTTCTCTAAGAAACTTGGTTTACTATTCAAAATCTTCGGTCCAGTCTACGGTCGTCTTGAGTATGAAATGTTAAATACTATAGCAGACATCGGTTGGGATATTATGTATCATGCCGGAGAATTTCCTCCTCCTCCTCCCGAAGTCTTTAATAGTGACGGTCTTATCACAACGGTGTTTCAGAATCCTATAGCAAAGGCTCAACGTGCCGAAGGTGTTGAATCAATAACTTTAGCTATAGGTGATCTTGCTCCTCTGACTCAGGTTCCAGCATTTGCACAGATGTTGGATAGACTTGATCCTGATAAAGCTACGTCTCTTATATTTGATATTCGTGGTGTTCCTGCGAAGGTCACACGTTCAGATAAGGAGATGGTTTTATTTAGAAAGGCACGAGAGGCTCAGAATGCACAACAGCAACAGTTAGATCAAGTAACGCAAGTTGCCGAAGGTGCTGGAAAGGTTGCACCATTTATCAAGGCTTTACAGGGTGGGCAGGTTGGAGCGGCAGCATGACTTTCGCACGCTGGTTCCAACGCAAATGGCAAACATTCATCATTCCAGAAGTAGAGCAAGCTTATCGTGTGACGTTTTCAACACCACATGGTCAACTAGTTCTTCAACACATGTTAGATAATGTGTACTGC